CGACCCAGCCATTCTCTCTTCGGTCAACCCTTGCTCTTGAGTGTTCTTCAAGAAATGATGGATCAACACCACTGCTGAATCGCTTGTTGTCCTCAATCCTTCTATATCTCTCAATAAAGGCTTGATCTTCTCTGAATCACTTATATTATTTGCACCAGACAACTGATAAAGGTTATCAATAATGATCACATCTGGCTCTTGCATGATCACTTGCGCTTCTATAAGTGGAAATACCTCAGAAAAATCCCCAGGCTTAGTTACCAGCCTAAAATTCTCAGCACAAACTGCCTGATCAAATGTATGGCCTTCGGTTAGCTTCTGTATCCTACGCAACGTCTCATCCTGACCATTTTCTAAGTCGATATACAAAACCTTCCGCGCCTTTGGTATATCAAAGCCCAAATACTGACTTTTCCCCGAAGCTAGTGAAAGCGCAGCCCCCAAATACAAATAACTCTTCCCTGCCTCAAAGTCACCTACCGCCACCGTCTTTTTCCGCATCGGGATCATATCTTTTATGGCCCATTCAACCTTTGCATAAGGAGTATTGAATATTTGCATCCCAGAAAGAACATTTACTTCATCCTTTTTACCATTCTTCACCAATTCTTCAGGCATATCACTTCCACTAGCTAAATGATCTGTTAAATCTTTACCTTCCCCCAATTTTATATCCGCCTTACGCATTAAAAACCTTCAAAATCTTCTCCTCCGCCTTCTTTCCAGCATCATCATTATCAAACTGCACCACAAGATCATCAAAATTCGTCTTTAAAAGGCTTACTAAAACATCAGGAACATTCGAATTAGCCCCATTATTAAAAGAAATCGCCTGTTTTCCATTAGAAATCATAGAAATACAATCTTTTTCACCTTCCACCACATATAAAGGCTTATGTTTTTTATATTTATTGAGCATATGCCAAAAAGGATAGATAAATGTCTGCGCATGATCTGGCACTTGTCTCTTTTTATGCCATTTAATGTTAACCAACCCACCTTTCCCATTAAAATATGGAAATACAAACCCATCATCCCATCCAACAAACAGTTTTTTTACAATCCCTCTATTCCAGGGTAATCCTTTTGTATACTCATCATAATTAAATTGCAGCGTATCCATCGCATTTAAAATAATGTCATTAAAATTAAGCTTAAGGGTATCAGGCATCGACCATACCTTCGCCTTCTTAAAAGAAACAGCCATTTTGACCCCTTTTTGGAGCTTTTCCCCGACCATTTCCGCAAATTGATAGGCATTTCCCTTAGTTCCACACCCAAAGCAATAAAAAAGCCCATCCTCACTAAAACTAAAACTTGGTTTCCGATCATCGTGAAAAGGACACAATCCTACATACTGACCCCCAGTAGAAGATCTTATATTTTTTACATGCCTTTCAAAGATGTCAAATTCCACAATAACCCTCTTCACACATAAATAATTCTTCCTGATCTTCTTGTAAATAAGCTTCGTCAATCGGAACTAATGTTCGATGTAAAAATAATTTGTCTTTTACCCCACGCTTTGATGAATCTCGTATGGCATCATCAACCTTTTTAACCTTCTCCCATTCTCCTGGGTAGTCTTGTTTAATCTCTTTCCAACTCTTATTGCTATGATATGGACAAAAAACACACGATGACTTTTTAATATTGTGAAACCCATGTTCTTCTAAAAACCTTACACAATCACTACGAGTGACCCTTTGGTCTATTAAAGGATATTCATACGTTATATTTGGCAGCCGAGACTCTTTCATCCTCTGTATCTCATCTAATGAAATGCCTAAGTATAAAATCGTTGGTTTCATACGACCATATTTCTTTAATCCATATAAATCGCGAATCGCTTTTACAACTACATCAATCTTATATTCCTTAGTACATTGTCTCCTGACCATGCCCTCGGATTCAGTAAAGGCTGGGATACTTGCCAATCTTTCACCATTGTTATTAATTATATCATCGTATAAGGATTTCTTCTTTTTAATAAGTGTAATCCCATTGCTTCTTTCTTTCCATATATTAAGATAATTCCATAATTCATAAGTATCTGGTAATTCTGCACCAGGATCAGCAAATATAGCATAATCAGCACGCTCTATATATCCTAAAGAACTCATTAAATACATAGCCGTACTTTGCACCCCTAATCCTAAGCTAATTATCTTCAACAGATATCCTTTCAAAGCTGTCAAAATAATTCATGCTGCACAAACCTCTTTTCGGCTAATTCTATATATTCTGGATTTAATTCTATCCCAATCCACTTTCGGCCTAATCTCTGTGCTATCCATCCTGTCGTTCCACTTCCAAAAAACGGATCAAGAACAACATCTCCCTCACTACTCCCAGCCTTAATACATAACTCAGGTAATTCTGGCGGAAAAGTAGCAAAATGAGCGCCTTTATATGGTTGCGTGTTTATTTCCCACACCGACTTACGATTGGCCATTGAACCACAAATCGGATTACCGTCTTTATCAAAGTATCCCTTATGACCTTTAATCTTTAATCCACTCCCAGCCATATTGCTTTGCCAATCTTTACCACCAACTGCTTTCATATTGCCATTAGATTTGCTTGGAGTTCCAGAGCCTTTTTGATTCTCTATATCTTGCATTAACCTTCTCATTGACTCATCTTTAAGTGGAGTCTTGATCGCATCTGCATCATAGTAATATTTAGCCGACTTGCTTAATAAGAAAATGTATTCATGTGCTTTGGTACATCGATCCTTTATAGACTCAGGCATTGGATTAGGCTTGTGCCATATAATATCTTGCCTTAAATACCATCCATCAGATTGCAAGGCCAAAGCAGCTCTCCAGGGTATACCCACCAACTGCTTAGAGTTTGTGTAACTATCCCCCAAATTCAACCACACCGTTCCATCATCTTTAAGCATTCGCCTAACCTCACGAAAAACCTTAACTAAATTCTCTACATATTCTTCTGGAGTATCCTCTAACCCAAGCTGGCCACTAACACCATAATCCCTCAATCCCCAATAAGGCGGAGAAGTAACCACGCATTGAATAGATTGATCTGGAAAATCCTTTAGCCTATCAAAAACATTACCCTGATATATGTGATTATATTTCACATCAACCATTATACAAGCCCTTACCTTTTAACAACACCATGACTTCTCCACCAACCATTATACGGAGCATCTTCTGGCGCATTTGACCTAAAAAATTCTGATCGTTCTTTTAAATACTGTGGATCATTCGGAGCATCACCCTTGTAAGGCCAACCCTTTTTCCATCTTTTCCAATCATCCCACTCGCTATTATTCCTGCGCTTTTTTCCTCGCATCTTTTCTTGCTCTCCTTTTTTTAGCCTTGTACTCCGCTATCGCCTTCTTACGTTTAAATCTTTCTCTTTTGCGAGCTTTTGCAGCTTTATTTGGCATCAAACTTCCTTTTGATTTTACTGTAAACCTCTAAAGCCAATATCATCATCAAGAATGAAAACACGAATATCATCGCCATCCCTAATCCACCAATGAACAAACTGCCAGCTATTTTAACTATCGCGTCTATCATCGCGCACCATATCCAAAGTAAGCTTCAACTCATCTATCTTAGCTGCCATCTCGTAAATAATGCCCTCTAAACATTCTTCCCTGGTTGCATCTTCGTATATAGCCATCTTCCTGATACCATCCACACTTCTATCGGCAACTCTTTTCCTATCTTCTGAATAGCTATATTCTCTCATCATATCTCCTTATGTAACTTATCTAACTCCATACACGCTTTAAAAACCTTCCATCCCCAGTTCAACTGAGATTTCCCCACAAAATGATGGGAAAAAGCACCAGAATTCTTATCAAGCTTCAATATCATAGCCGATTCGATCCTCGCCTTTGGCTGATGTTCTAAATACATCTTCCGATATGCTGCAAGCTGGCAGGTCATCTCTGGGTAAATCCCTTTACTGGTTTTAAAATCACCTAACACCAAAGCACCATTGATCCTTGCCACAAAATCAGCCGTTCCACCTACTCTATACTTCTCTGATACCATCTTTAATTCAATCGCTTCATACTTAGGCTTGGTCATCTTCTTCCATTCCAAATATCCTAAGAAAGCATTTTCAGCCTTCTCTATTTGTTCTGCTGAATAATCAGACATATCAGCTTCTTCACCTTTTATATCACACTCGCATAGGTAATGTGCTAACGTACCGATTGCCCCAGCTTCCTTTAGTACCGCATCTGGATCTTCCCCAGCCAAAGCCATTCTTCTAGCCCAAGCTACTAAGACATTCTTATTCCAACCCAGGTTATTGAGGATTGTCGTAACCCCCTTAACCCTCGTTCCATCTTTGAGTTTATACGCTGTATGCGCTTTTGTTTTTGCCATATTTTACCATTATAGCCAATAGCCGTCTTTGTAATCTGAGGCTATCCTTTCCTTGTTCTTTTCTTTGTTTAATTAAATTTTTATACACTTCTACTATCTGGTAATATTCAGCCTGCTTCGTTTCCAATGTCGACCCACCTTTTCAGTTGTTCTCTTAACGCTTGATTCACTATATCTCCCACTGGTACATCTTTGACCGCGTGTTTGATCTTTATCGCTTTCCACACATCCAACTCTAAGGCACAGGAGAACGCTTTTGTCTCCAAAGTATCTTTAGTAAAATCTTTATTCATAATTGGTTTTAATCTTCGTATCAATTTCTCCTCTAACTCACGAGCAGCCATCAGGCTATCCATCTTCTTATATTTAGCAAATTGATATTCTTTATTATGACGCTTGACTCTTTTTGGCACATCAACAGAATGACCTATGTATATCAGTTCGCCATCGTATAAAGCGTATATACCAACAAAGGGCTTTTTCATTGAGTCTCTAAATTTTCGCCACATCATTTTCCCCAAACACCTTCTTTTACAAGTGTAGCCATAATCCCATAATTACTTAAATCTAAAAAAGCATCCTCAAGTGGCTCACCTTCTACGGCTGGGCCTTCATTTCTCATTAATAAATTCTTTGCTCTTTGTATCTTATCATTCATACGAAACCAAAGCCCTGTTAAAGAAAGTTTTATTTCTTCATCGGTTTCAAGCTTTGTTCCTACTGAGATATTCCCACTTCCGTAATCATGTTGCTTTCTGCAAAATAATATATACTGCTCTGATTGTAACTCTTGAAAACGCTTGGTCATATCAGGGTATTCCCCCTCTATCTTTTTAATAATATTTTCTTGCATGAATCCATCTCCATAGTTTTAGTAATCTTTTATGTCCGCACACTCTCAAGAACCAGTCTATATTCTCGATCTGTTCTTGACTTCGACCATCTCTAAAATATCGTCTTAAATATATGAAGTACCACTTCACCACTCGTTATCCTCTGGGTACATCTCTTCTCCACATTCTTCACAATAATAATATTCATAATACTGATGCTCTCCCAAGCCATAATATGATTCACCTGTTTCAATATTAATATGTTCACATTCTTCAGCGCTACTTGACAGCTTGGATGAGTGGAGAGAGGTTAACGAAAGGATACTATCAAGCAGCGCGTCATAAATATAAGCGAGACAATCCACCAGCCAATACCAACCAAGTATCATCGTCTTTTTCGTCTCGCTTTTTTTGCTTTCAGAGGACATACCTTCAGCTCTGAAATAAAATTTGGGTGTGTTGCAAATCCACATCTAAGCCTTTTTTGTGTATCGTAACCACAATAAGCACACATTCTGTTTATAATAGGACATTTTTCAAACATCTCACCCATTCATCAAAGGTCATCGCAACAAACGTAATCCCTCGATCCTCTCGATACATCACCACATCACAATTACCTAACGCAAGCCACTTGGGAATCGTTTTACGTCTTTTAGCTTGTACTTTTATTGAGTCGGCTAGGATATCCACATCGGCAGCTTCGCCCATGCTTCTTCCATCCGATCCCCAAGCGCGCTTAACATTTTCAAAGCCAGCTTCCTTTAATTTCTTTACCAGTTCATTCTCGTAGCCAGTTCCTTTTGCTTTACTGTTCATATCTAACCTTTGTTGTAACTTTTGTATGTGGAGTTTGCTTCTGCCTCGTAGTTTAGCCTGGCAGATTTCTTTTGAAATCGAGTGCATTAAAACGGTAGTCCTTCATCTTCTGTTTCACCGTCACCAATCACTTCGAAATCCACAGAACTGTGGCTATCCTGCTCAACGATCTGTACTTTTTCTAAATACAGACTAATACTATCATCCCATGCTCTTGGTTTAATAATGAGATTTACAATATCACCGCCCATCGGAACTTCATTTGTATCATTTTTATTTTCATCTACAATACCTGGGAATCTTTCTACACCATCTTCCGCATGTAGTTTGTTACTAAACTTTGCAACCTTAACCTTAACTTTTTTACCATTTTCATCTCTCTCGTATTCACTCAAACCATTGATTGTCTCTAGGTTGGTTTGCGCTTTTAACTCCTTAAAAAGTTTTTCCATTTCTTTAGTTCTGATAACCGATATAGAATGCTTTGACTGACCTTTGTATGTATCTGGTCTAAGCAAGTGCGAATAAGTGACTGTCAAATTATTTAGCACTTGTTTATCGATTCTTACAGGGCTTGTCATATTCCCTGTTTTTTTATTTACTGCCATAATAGACTCCTATTGTTAATTATTACTACAATCAGCATTGTTAGTATTATTATTTCAAAAAAATAATTCTTTAGATACCACATAAAAGATTTCATTCAATTACCTCATATTCTATGTTTAATGTGTCAAGTTTTCGACATACCTCTGTAATAACATGATATCGATGTAATTGTGATTCGGTGATTATGTCAAACGCATAATCTGAGGATGGGTCGCTGGGTATAGCCGAGGAGTGAGTAGCACCCAACGACCCTATATACGAAAGGAAATCTTTTTTTGATAATTTATCAGTAGGTGCGATTTTAACTTGGCTCATGGTATGTGGATATAAGCAAGGTTTTACAAGGTTTTGTTTAGTTTAGTCAATAAATACCTCATTATAAGCAACTTCAACACCAGAACTTTTAAAAGCATGTAAGATGCGATTTGCTTGTGCATCTTGAAGTCGTCTTTTACCGCTAACGATCTGATGTAACAAGGGATAAGTAATACACGCTTCCCTTGATAACCAGGCTAAAGTTCTTTGGACTCTCGGCCTTGATAATATTTCTTTTATCTTCGTTTGAGCCTGGATCGGTGTTTCAATTTTTGGTCTACCCATTTATTTTTCCCCTTAATTGGTAATAAATTTTAACACAAATATAATTAACGTACAATATTTTTCTTCACTTTAAATAAAACTTGTATAAATGTAATATCTATTATAACTTAAAGTAGTCATAAACGAAAGGAAATTCACAAATGGCTAAAATTACAAAATTAAATAGCAATAAATACCTTATTAGGTATATTCCAGAGGGATATCGTGATCTTTACAAAAATCCCTACCGTTCTATTACAGTTGAAGGCAAAGATCGGGCTAATAGTATATATAATGACGCAAAGTTAGTTGAAGAGCGTGACCGTATTAGCGCAAAATTAAACGGTAAGATCAACTCTACGAATGTTGTTGTTCCAGAATTAAACATTGGAACTATATTTAAAGCTTTTAAGATTAACTCAATACCTTATAAGCAATATGCAACCAAAACTATCAAGCGCTATCTCGCTTTAATGGATAGACTTGAGAATGACCTCGGCTCAGACTTCCTTTTTTCAAAAATTGATTACCCATTCTATTATAATCGCTATGGAAATCCAAAAAGGAAGAACTCTGGCATAACTGCTTTAAAATGCTTAAATCACATTGGTAATTGGGCTAGGGAACAGGTTTCTGAGGGCAAAATTAGGGGTACAATCAACGCAAATCCAATAAAGCTTCCAAAGGTCGTTAGAAGCAAAAAGAACGCTTTAAAGCCATATCAGATTAATATGATATTCAATCACCCAGAAATATGCCCAATTACAAAGATGATCATTGAACTTTACATTTTAACTGGTTGCCGTATTAGTGAACTTTGTAGACCCGATTTCACTTGGGAGCAGATTGATATGGAAGGTGAAGTGGCTTACATTAAAAATAAAGGGCATAAAAGAGAGTTTGATGAACCTTTTGAGATTCCTTTCTTTAAAAGCCATCACCAAAGATTAGTTAATAAGATTAATGAGCATTTTAAGTTATATCATTCTGAGGCGCATATCTATCCAATACCTATAAGTTCTAAGAATGTTTATGACCGAATTGTATATGCGAGTAAAAAGGTCGGGTTTAAATTTACTCCTCACGACTTCAGAGATACATCTGCTACTATATTATTAAGGGAGTCTGGGAATATCTATGCAGTTAAAGAGCATTTAGGACACGCAAATGTCAAAGATACACAAGATGCTTACGCAGATTGGATAATGGATGATAAAGTGAAGTCCTCTGCTTCTATCGTCAAGAGTATCAGTAGTTTAGCTTAACTGCTCTGTTAGCTTTATGCTTGTGTCGTATACCCCATAAGCTACTTCTTTAAATCTAAGCGAGTTATCAGACATTCGCACATAATGATATGAAGAACCATCGTAGTATAGAAACTTATAATGCGCTCCATCTACAGCTTCTCTCATTGTTTCTAAGCTTGTTTTGTAGGTGGAACTACAGTATCTAAGGTCAAAATTCCAAAAGCGCTTACCATCGTGTCTTTGGTTGGAGTATTCTTCCCCACCATGACTGATCATAAGATCATTTCCATAATTTCTTCCTTCTGTTCCAGTAAGCTCTATATTGGTCAATGAAAGCTTAGTGCCTAAAATTACTTCAGTTAAAGTATTATTTCCCCCAGCGCTTTGTCTTAAATAATAATAACGCTTTGATGGAGATGCGCTACTAATAGTAACTCCAGTCCTAACAGTCCATCCAGCACTCACAGTAGCCATTGTAGAGCTTGTAATAAAAGTAGAATACGCATTAGATGTTGCGCTATCACTACCGTACCAATCAATATCATCTGTATCTTCAGCGGTACTATAAACTGCAATACTGTCAATCGTATTACCTGATGCTGTGAGGTCAAATTGAATTGTATCGTATTGAGCAGGCATGCCAGCAGCAGTGCCTATTGAAACGTCAGTCAGCCTAGCTTCATTTGTCGCTGAAGTTGCATCAGCAGCAAAATCATTTGTTCCGCCAGTTTGATCACCGCCTACTGGATCTGCTGAGTATAAGTTTGCATTTGGATAAATAAAATACTTTGCCATTACGATACCTTTATAATTTCCATTTTTGAATTATTTGGATGTTTTTCGATTTTTGTTACCATATAATAATCAGTTCCCATCGCTGTTCCATATATCTTAATATTAGAATCCCAATTAGAGAACTTTACTATATCTCCGATCTCTAGGTGACTATACTTCGGCCTAGCGCATTTAAAGTTGATCACTATCTTTCGTGTTTTCATTAAATATAAGTACGCTTCAGCAAGCTTTGTAGCTGTGGTAGAATCTAAAATTTCATTTGCATCAAATGTTAGTTTCAATGTGTCGTTAAACCCATTTACCGTTGTTCCTTGAGATGTAGAATCTGTCGCTGTCGCTGTAGATTTATTACTTTTAGCTCCGTAATCATGGTTATAATTCACCTCAATAGAATTTTTTACATCACCAATCGGTGTTTGGGATATATTCTCTAAAACAATATCTTTAAAATCAATCGTCTCATCTGCGGAGCTATAATCATCGGTTTGCCTAAGTGTTCTGATCTTTACCTTACCATCACCAGAGATAAATACATAAGAAAAACATAGACCCCCTAAATGCTCTACCAGGTCTTTTGATGGAATAAATTTATGCTGAGAAAAAGCAAATTTAATATCACCGACTGCATCTGCAAAATATTCTCCTATATATCCAGTAGAACTATGGCCAGAAGTGTCAAAGCTACCATAGTCTATTTCGCTACTGGTAAGCGAAAGTTCGCTCCGTAAAATATCCTCAATCATAAAAACTGGATTTTCAATTAGATCATTTTGATTATACCCCTGGTTTCTTGAATTAGCATCTACCCATGCTCCATACTTTCGCCCCTTACCGCTATAATAAACATAATCAATTTTACCAGGAGTGGAATAAGTAGCTGTTCTTACCTTCATTGTAGATTTAGCAGGTACGGATGTTGCAATCGGAGGCCCATAAGGAGGTATAATGTATCCACTTGTTGGATAATGGTATTCGTAGGTTTCAACGACATCATATTGTTCTATTTCTTCTGAAGTAATATCTACGACAATCCCAGCTTCGTATATTTGCGCAGAGTGATTACTATTGTCTGACCCACCTCTAAGGCTAAATTGTATCTGCCCTTCAAAATCAAAAGTAGATGTTTTACCGCTATATAAACTACCGATCCCAGTTTTTGTTACTGAATCATCGGTTATCGTGTCTAGGTCTTGATTTGCTGAGTTTGCAGTAAATCTAAAAGTTTCTCCATTTTCTCCTTCAAAATCTGAATTCGTACCCCACTTAACTAACATAGATATTGCGCTATAAGCACCTGCGCTATTTACTTTAGGAACAGCAAAGGTCATTGTAGCAACAGAGTTATTTGTTGTTCCACTATTTGCAGCCCAAGCAGCGTAGTTTGAAAAAGATCCATCTGCAATACGCTCTTCATCTGACACAGAAAAATTACCTGATCCACTTTCTGATGCGATGTTTGAGGTACTGATCGGAATAAAAAATGATGCCCCCGCTCCAGAAAATTCAACAACAGGGTTTCTGCCAGTAGCATTAACTGTTCCTGTCATCGTAGCATAATAACCATTTGAATATAAATAAACATTTTCATTGTCTAATGTATGTAAGGCTTGACTGTCAACCGCAGCTTCAACCGCAGCTTCTTGTGCATCAAATTTGTCAGTAATAATTGCTGGGAAAGCACCTTTATAAAAATTGTAATAGCTATCAAAATGTGTTGTAGGTATTGTACCTATATCAGTTTTCTCGTAGAAATCGCCATACGCTATTGGAATAGGCATACCTAAGTTATTCTCAGGTGCATTAGCATAAGTTCCTGCTGCGACTGTGTTCTTAGGGATTATATTGTGATATTTTGAGCTATTATCAAATAAAGTAAGTGTAACAAATCTATCGTCATATTGTATGTCTCCAGCGATAATTCCACTACCGATCATTCTTTCTGTATCGTCATAACTGTTAGACGCATCATATTCATTTGTATTTAAAAACAATTCCCATTTTCTATTAGAGAAATTTTTAGTCGCAAATAAATCAGAAAACCGCCCACCATCGATTGCCTTATCTGTATTAATCAATTTAATATTTATATTTGCAGTAGATGTATGAAAGCTAAAAAAGTCAAGAGATTGGACATGTTTACCCCAGGATGCAACTAAACCATAATATTCATCTGAGCCATCGATTCTGGTTGAATCACTAACTCCTATAAAATTAGAAGCGCTAGAGTCATCATTATAATAAAGCTTTAAAACCCAAAACGCTGTTGTACTTGCCTTATTTAATCGAGTCGTTAATTCAGTATCAAAATTAAGCATTTATTCTTGCACCTGAAGTAAGAGCTGTGTTCAATGCTGGGATCAATTCATTTCTAACATAATCATCCTGGACTACTCCACCATGTATATTAACGACAACACTTGCTGGTTGTCCTGTCTCATTCATTTGCCTAAGATTATTTAATCCAATAGACTGTGCGGATTCTCTTCTAATAATAAACTCACCAGCTTGAGCGAGGATTGGTACATTATCTCTACCACGAACTACACCGCCACTAGCAAATTTTTGGACTTCACCACCTTCATGTTTTATCCCCAAAGCTCCAGCTAAAAAGTCACCGAAGCCTAATGCTGTTTTACCTTCCACACCAACTCCTAATGCAGTTGGGAAAAACATTCTTAACATCGCAAAAGTAGCAGCTTTGCTTAATATAGTCGCAGCTACGCTATTTATCGCTCTTTTAGCAGCTTGCTCAAATGTAGTCGCAGTTAAAGCAGCTTCAGCAAACGCATCTCCAAAAGTATTAAAAGCTTTTAGCGCTAACTTTCCCTGTTTTCCTAGTGCTGCTATTGCGTCTTTATAAGTAACAATACTGACGGTAACTTCATCCTGGTTTACACTTAATTCAGCAATTACATCACTTAATCTTTTATATATTTCTTCTTGAGATGTAAGCATAGCAACAAGACTTGCCAAAGCTAAAAATTGTTCTTGCGCTTTTTGAGTAGACTCTGACGTTGCTTCGTTATTCGTTCCTATTGATTCAGCCATTGCTAAAGCTTCAATTTGTACTGCGTTCATTTGCTGTTTTAAAATAACCAATAACTCTGCTGCTTTTTCTGAAGAAATTTTTACTGAATCAATACCTGTTATTATAGGTTTGCCTGTAAATGGATTATTTTCAAATGACATTATAGTATCGCCAAATAAGCGAAATGTTTTAGCCAACTCAGGAGAATTCATCAATACTTTAGCCATTTGTTTGTTAATTTCTTCAATCTGTTCAGCAGTTTTCTCTGTGAAAACCAATCTTTCTAAACCAGCTAAGGCTTTAGATTCTACACCAATAGCTTTAAGATTTCGAAGCATTGTTTGTGCTTCAGTTTCAGTAAAACTTCTTATAAAATTTTCAATTTTAGTTGCTAAACCGCCAATATCTTGAGAAGCTCTTGTTAAATTAGGAAGCATCTCGTCACCTATAGTGGCAGATAATCTTGTTACACTATCTTTCATATTAGACATTGCACCAGTAAAGGTTCTTGACATTCTATCGGTACTGCCAGCAATTCCAACTGTAGGCTCTTGTAGGGTTTTTATTAAAGCTTCTCTAAACTGAGGTAAAGATGTATTTGCTAAATCGGTTAATCCTTGTGAGGTTTTTATTATATTTAATATTCCACGCTCTCTTAAAATATCAGCAGCGCCAGCACCACCAGCAAAGGCTCTACCAAAAGAGTTGGCAGCTTCCGTAGCAGTCGTACCCATAAATGCTGCAAGGTCAGTAATAGGTTTGATCAATGCTTCTGCATCTGCACCAAAAGCTTTTAATTGCGCACCAGCATTAACTACATCATCTAAACTAAATGGAGTAGTAGCTGCGACTGCATTGAATGTGTCAAACGCTTTATTTGCCTTTACAACTGATCCAGTTAATCCTACTAATCTAGTCCTAACTTGTTCAAATTTAGCAGCATTTGTTACAAAAGTAGAGGTTGCTTTAATCGCTGCCCCAACAGCAAATGTGTATAATAAAATATTATTTCTTAACGCACCTATCCTGCGCCTTAATCCAGAGGTAGTTCCCCTTAGTTTACCTACTGACTTTTCATATCCCTTAGTCGCTTTATCAGCTCGTTGAAGCTGGTTTTCTAGGCTCGTAAAGCCTTTAGCTCTGACTTCAATTACAAATTTATTTGCCATTATTCATTTCCCTTGATCGTTGTTCACACGCAGTAATCTCTTCACTAATAACACGAAAGATGTCAATAGCTCTAGCATCGGCTTCGCTTAGAGTTTGCGCTAAAGGTAGGTTAAACTTTGTAGATACAAAATAATCTTCGATATATCCCTCTATCTCCCTGTCAATAAAGAACTTAGGGTTACAGAAGAAGTTTAGGTTATAGTATAGGTTTTGTCC